CCTAAAAAATTCTCCGGGGGTTATATTTGCAAGTACTTTCTAACGAGTTACTGAGACTTTTAATTAAATCAGAGTTGTGGACTGATTTCTCCTTTCAAGAGCCTACCTAAAAGTGGGTTAAAGTCTCAGTAACTCCTTACAAAGTACTTGCAATCATATTTTAGAAAGGAGTAAACTAACATGAACACGAACAAAACTAAAGTAATAGTTTCTTTGATTCCAGATGACACGTCATGGTGTCTTCAAGATTCTCCACACATGACACTTGTTTATGTCGGTGAAATCGAGGAGGTTAAAAACTATGAACTTGGAAATTTATTTAAAGAAGTTTCCGAGCTAGCAAAAGTAACAAGACCAGTATTGGCCAAGGTAGACGGTCATGATATTTTTGGAGAAGAAGAAAAAGTGGATGTCCTAGTGATTTCGAAAGAAAAACCAATCATGGATCTTAGAAAGTCGTTATCACATTGGGACAAAAGTATATTTCCAACTTTTGAACCACACGCAACAATTGGACCTGTAGGAAGTTTTACCGGAAAAATCCCAATGTATTTACTTTTTGGAAAAATTGAAATTATGATGGGAGATACTGTTTTACCATTTTGGTTGACGAAACAGTAGGAGGTAAAACAAATGAAAAATTCCACAGGAACCAAAATAGAAAAAAGAAAACAGGCTCCTGGGATAACTATTCAATCAAGGGAGAATCAGATAATTCGTTTGGCATATGATTTGGTTGAAAAGAGAATTCGAGATGGAACGGCCACGTCTCAGGAGGTAACACAATTTATAAAAATGGGGTCGTCCATTGCTCAATTAGAGAAACAAAAACTATCAAACGAGAATAGATTGTTGGAAGCAAAAACAGAAGAATTAGCTTCTAGAAAGAAGATCGAAGAACTCTATGCAAACGCAATAAGACAAATGGCAATTTATCAGGGAAAAGAGGAAAGTGAATAATGCCTGATAAAGTTAGAACCTACTCAGAACTCGTAGAAAGATCGACCCTTGAATCTAGATATGAGTATTTAAAATTGTCTGGAGTTGTTGGAAAAACCACATTTGGTTGGGATAGACATTTCAATCAGAAATTTTACAAATCTCCAGAGTGGCTTAGAATTCGAGACATTGTGATTATTAGAGACGAAGGCTGTGATCTTGGGGTCATGGGTTTTGAGATTGCCGACAAGGTTTTAATTCACCACATGAATCCCATGTGGATGGGCGATCTTAGATCTGGAAATCCAGATATTTTAGATCCTGAATTTTTAATTTGCACATCTCACAGGACACATCAAGCAATACACTATGGCGATAAATCATTACTTCCACAAATCTTTATAGAAAGAAAACCAGGAGACACAAAACTTTGGTAGAGGACAATTAAAATGTTACCTAGTATTTTAGACACGATCAAGGCAATGCTCGGAATTAACGACTCTGCTTTTGACGAAGACATAACCGTTAATATAAATTCGGCATTTATGAATCTCAATCAACTTGGCGTCGGTCCAGAAACAGTATTCTCTATTGAAGATGATACCGAGGTCTGGACAGATTTTCTTGATGTTGATTTGGAAAAGTATCAGGCAGTTAAAACTTACATTTATATTTATGTAAAACTTGCTTTTGATCCACCATCAGCGTCATTTATTTTAAGTGCTCTGGAAAACCAAAAGAGAGAATTAGAATGGAGACTATCCGTTCAGGTTCCGATCGAAGCATAGGAAGGACGTTATCATGAAAAACAACACTCTCGTACATTTCGGAATTCCCGGTATGCATTGGGGCGTAAGAAAAAATTCATCTGGTAGTTCGAGGGGTAGTTCAGATCATAGAGCTGTTTCGTCACTTAGAAAGAAGAAAGTTAGTGATCTATCCAATGATGAACTAAAAAAACTCACTACGCGATTGAATTTGGAAACACAATATAAAAACCTAACAAAGGCAAACGTTTCCTCGGGTCAAAAATTTATAGCAGAAGTTCTTCAGGGTGCAGGAAAGTCGTTGGCGTCTAAGTATGTTGCGACCACAGCAGAAAAGTACGGCGCAGAATTATTGGCAACTTTAAAAAAGAAATGACGCAACGATGACCCTATCAAATACCGCAACCCCAAAGTATTATGGTGAGTTTCGCGAAAAAGTCATCTCTGGAGAAATTCCAGTATGCCACGAAGTGTCGATGGAAATGAATAGAATCGATGCTTTAATTGAAAACCCAGGCATATTTTATGACGATAAAGCCATAGATGGTTTTATAGCATTTTGTGAAACTGAATGCTGTTTGACTGATGGTGAAGAACTCCACCTTCTTGATACTTTTAAACTTTGGGCGGAGCAGGTCTTTGGTTGGTACTATTATGTAGAAAGAAGCGTATACGTCCCGAATGAAGGAGATCATGGTGGTCGATATGAGAAAAGACGGATAAAAAAGAGACTAGTAAACAAGCAATACCTAATAGTAGCTCGAGGTGCTGCAAAGTCAATGTACTTATCACTTATACAGAATTATTTTCTTAATGTCGATACATCAACCACACATCAAATAGCCACAGCACCAACGATGAAACAGGCAGAAGAGGTGATGTCACCAATAAAAACTGCCATAACAAGAGCGCGTGGCGCACTATTTAAATTCTTAACCGAAGGTTCTATAAACAACACGACAGGATCAAAAGCAAATCGGGTTAAGTTGGCCTCAACAAAACGAGGAATCGAAAACTTTTTAACTGGTTCTCTTTTAGAAGTTAGGCCGATGTCCATTAACAAGTTACAAGGACTAAGACCAAAAATTTCTGCTGTTGACGAATGGCTTTCTGGCGATGTTAGAGAGGATGTCATTGGGGCAATAGAACAAGGAGCATCAAAACTCGACGACTATCTAATTATTGCAGTTAGTTCGGAGGGTACAGTTCGTAATAGTAGTGGCGATACAATAAAGATGGAACTTCTCGATATTTTAAAGGGCGACTACATAAATCCGCACGTTTCTATTTGGCACTATCGCCTAGACGATATAGAAGAAGTTAATGATCCTGATACTTGGCTAAAAGCCAACCCTAATTTAGGAAAGACAGTCACATATGAGACATATCAATTAGATGTTGAACGTGCTGAAAATGCACCAGCAACTCGAAATGATATTTTAGCTAAGAGATTTGGAATTCCTATGGAGGGTTATACCTATTTCTTCACCTACGAAGAGACAATACCCCATAGAAAGAGAGATTATTGGGGTCTTACTTGTGCACTTGGTCTTGATCTATCTCAAGGCGACGACTTTTGTGCATTCGACTTTCTCTTCCCACTTCCTCGTGGTGGTTTTGGTGTTAAAGTACGATCTTATATTTCAGAAAAAACTTTAATGAAACTTCCTGGTGCCATGAGAGTTAAATACGAGGATTTTCTCAATGAAGGAACGCTTCAGGTTATGAATGGAACAGTTCTTGATATGATGGAGGTATATGATGATGTAGAAGCACATATTTTAGATAAACAATATGATGTTCGAGCATTAGGTTATGATCCATATAATGCCAAAGAATTTATAGAACGTTGGGAACGCGAAAACGGACCATATTCTATAGAGAAGGTAATACAAGGCGTTAAGTCGGAGTCTGTTCCATTAGGCGAGATAAAGAAATTATCAGAAGACGGTCTAATTGAATTTGATGAGGAACTATTATCATTTTCAATGGGAAATTGTATCACTTTAGAAGACACAAATGGAAATAGAAAACTATTAAAAAAACGATACGAACAAAAGATAGACAATGTTGCCGCAATGCTTGATGCATATATAGCATACAAAGCAAATAAGGAATCATTTGAATAGGTGATACATAAATCCCAAATAAGGAGGCCCCATGTGAACAACAGTTTTATAACAGGTAGCGCAACACTTTTTAAACGATTAAGATCTGCCTGGAACATATTTCTAGATAGAAGTCCATATGAAGAACTTAAGACAATTCATGGATCGGCATACAGTACTCCTCCTCACAGGAAGTATTTACAATATGGTAATGAACGATCGATTGTTGGGGCTATATATAATCGAGTAGCCATAGATATTTCAGAGTTAGACATGAGACACGTTCGATTAGATGCTGAGAAGAAGTTTTTAGAGACAATAAACTCTAATCTCAACTTATGTCTGACTAGTGAGGCAAACATAGATCAAACGAATAGAGCATTCATGCAGGACGTGGTTATGTCCATGTTTGATGAGGGCGTTGTCGCATTGGTACCAGTGGATACATCCATTAGTTTAGATAATAACAATTCGTTTGACATACTGACCATGAGAACTGGAAAAATTGTACAGTGGTATCCACACCACGTTCGTGTAAGACTGTACAACGATAACACCGGTTTAAAAGAAGAAGTAACACTTCATAAGACAAAAGTGGCAATAATCGAAAATCCACTTTATGCAATAATGAATGAGAAGAATTCAATTCTTCAAAGACTAATAGCCAAATTAAATCTTTTGGACGCCATTGACAATCAGAGTGGATCTGGAAAATTAGATTTAATAATTCAACTTCCATATGTTGTTAAATCAAAGCAAAGAAAAGAACAAGCGGAAGCCAGAAGACAAGATTTGGAAGATCAACTTAAAGATTCTAAGTATGGTGTAGCCTATGCTGATGGAACCGAAAAAGTAGTCCAACTAAATAGACCAGCCGAGAACAATTTAATGGCGCAAATTGAGTATTTAACGAGAATGGCATATGCCCAGTTAGGTATCAGTGAAGCAATATTGGATGGTACGGCCGAAGAGAACGAATTGATTAACTATTATAACCGCACAGTGAAACCAATAGCTAAAGCTATTACTGGTGAAATGACAAGGAAGTTTCTTACAAAGACAGCCCAAACACAAGGTCAGGCCGTTGTACATTTCAGAGATCTATTTGCAATTGTAACTCCTGAAAGATTAGCGGAACTTTCTGATAAACTTACACGTAATGAAATTGCATCACCAAATGACTTGCGAGCTGTAATTGGTTGGACACCAAGTAAGGATAAAAAGGCGGATGAACTTCGCAATAGAAACATTAATCAAGCTACGGATCAACAGGCTACAGATCCAGCCGCAACACAAGAATCTATGAACGTAACCAATGAATTTAATTCGGTTACAAAGAAAAAAGGAGAATAAAGATGGCAAGAGAAAAAGGTACGTTTGATTTTAGTGGTTTCGCCACTAAGTACAATACTCTCTGCTCTGATGGCCGCACTATTGCTCCCGGTGCCTTTAAACATCATGATGGTCTAAAGGTTCCGTTGGTATGGCAGCACCTACACACAGATCCAAATAATGTTCTTGGATATGCAGTGTTAGAGCACAGGGACGAAGGCCTTTATGCTTATGGGTATCTAAACAATACTGCCGCTGGCATTCAGGCAAAAGCGCTTCTTGAACATAAAGATATTACAGCAATGTCAATATTTGCAAATCAATTAGTGCAGAAAAACAAGTTGGTTCACTCTGGTTCAATCAAAGAGCTTAGTCTGGTATTGGCTGGTGCTAATCCTGGCGCATTGATCGAGAACGTTACCATTCGACATGGTGATGGTACTGAAAATGAATCGGAAGATGAGGTTATTATCTTCACCGATGCAACGCTCGACGATACAGAAAAAGATTCAACCGAAAGCGTATCCCACGCAGATTCTGCTGATGGGGAAGAAACAGTTGATGACGTTATCAAATCGATGACCGATAGACAACAGAAAGTATTGTATGCCATTGTCGCTCAGGCTATTGCCGAATCAAAGAGTGGCGATTTATCTCAATCCGATACAGATGAAGATGATGAAACAGAAGGAGAAACCGTTATGAAAAGCAATGTATTTGAGTCTAAGGATGAAAAGGTTCGTCCTACCCTGACTCACGATCAGATGGCCGAGATCTTTGCCGATGCGCAGAAACTTGGCTCTTTGAAAGAGTCGTTCCTCGCTCATGCAGGAACCTATGGAATCGATGATATTGATTACCTATTCCCCGATGCACACCTGGTAGATGGCGAACCCTCGTTTGAAACTCGCCGAATGGGCTGGGTGTCTGGTTGGATGTCAGCAACAAAACACTCACCGTTCTCACGCCTCAAGAAAGTCTGGGCAGATCTGACCCCGGATGCTGCACGTGCAAAGGGTTATATCACCGGAGAAGAAAAGGTTGAACAAGTGTTTGCCGTTCTTAAAAGGGTCACCACACCCACAACTGTTTATAAGAAACAGAAACTTGATCGCGACGATATTGTCGATATTACTGACTTCAATGTCGTTACTTGGATGAAACGCGAAATGCGCTTCATGCTCGATGAAGAACTTGCTCGCGCAGCGTTGGTTGGTGATCAGCGAACATTTGGTGTAGATGATGATGCCATTGATCCATCAGCAATTCGCCCGATCTATGGTGATGTCTCACAGTTTGTTCATTATCTGACTCTTGAAGCCGCAGTGACAGACTATCTTGATATTATTGAAGCGATCCAGCTTGCTCGCGTAAATTATAAAGGTACTGGGACACCCAATCTTTATACAACAAACGCAGTTTTGACCGGTATGCTTCTGTTGAAAGATACGACAAATCGCCGCATCTACAAATCAGTTGATGAATTGGCCAACGATCTTCGTGTTGCTTCAATCATTGAAGTTGAAGTTCTGGAAGGCGTTCAGCGTGACGATGCTGCTCCATTTACTGCTGATCTTCTTGGCATTATGGTAAATCCTCACGATTACACCTATGGTGCAGACCGCGGTGGCGAAGTTAATATGTTTGACGATTTCGACATTGACTATAACCAACAGAAATACCTGATCGAAACTCGTGTTTCTGGTTCCCTCTTGAATCCCAAGAGCGCTCTGGTTATCGAACGTAAGACCGCCTAGTAGGTAGTATATAATGGCAAAGTTTCACGGTTTTGTTGGGTTCTCTACATCTGTAGAGACAGCTCCAGGGGTATGGAAAGAGGAGATAACAGAGCGTGAGTATACGGGCGAATTAATACGACTTGCTCAGAATCACAACGTTAGTGAACACCTAAATGACGATGTGGTCTTGAACTCTCGGGTTAAAATAGCCGCAGATCAATTTGCCTTTACAAATTTATCCTCGATAAAGTATGCAAAATTTGACGGGGTCTCTTGGAAAGTAACAAGCATTGAACATGAGAGACCTCGTCTTGTACTTACGTTAGGAGGCGTTTATAATGGGCACTAGATTAGAACTTCATACATTATTGACGACAGTGTTGGGAAGCTCGAATGTGTATTTTCAACCGCCTTCTGGCTTTCAATTATCCTACCCTTGCATAGTATACGAGAGAAGTCGAATATTGTCAGATAGTGCAGACAATATACCGTATAAACACGAAAATAAGTACACAGTTACCGTCATGGACGAAGATCCAGACAGTTTGATTCCGTTACAGGTATCGAAACTACCTAGGTGCTCGCACGATAGAGCGTTTAAGTCTGATCAACTAAACCATGACGTATTTAGTTTAATATACTAATAATAAGGAGCAATAACATGACTCAATTAATCACCTGGGATGTAGCAGGCGAACGGTTTTATGAAACCGGCGTAGATCACGGGGTTCTTTATCCTCGTATTGCTGACGGATCTTATCCAGCAGGGTATGCTTGGAACGGTCTTGTTGGTGTAACAGAAAGTCCAGAAGGAGCAGAATCAACTCCACTTTATGCCGATAACATTAAGTACTTGAATTTGCTTTCGACGGAAACATTGAAAGTAACAATCGAAGCATACACATACCCGGATGAATTTGGCGTGTGTGATGGTTCTGAAGAAGCTGCTGATGGTGTAAACCTTGGACAACAGGGTCGACAAACCTTTGGCTTGTGCTATCGAACCAACGTTGGTAATGATGTTGATGGTAACGATCTTGGTTATAAGCTTCATCTTCTATATGGTTGTACTGCTTCTCCTAGCGAGAAAGCGTTCAGTACAATCAACGATAACCCTGATGCTATCACATTTAGTTGGTCTGTGGATACAGTACCTGAATTGGTTACTGGATTTAAACCGACCGCATTGATCACCATTGATTCACGAACAGCAGATCCCACATCACTCGCCGCTTTAGAGTCTCTACTCTATGGTGATGATAGTGGCCCAACACCGGCAGCGCTGCCTCTTCCGGACGATGTCATCGCCTTGATGACTCCATAAAAAATTCAAAATGGCAGTAAAACGTGAGGACCCTATGCTTATGTGTAGGGTCTTCATTAATTCTTGTTAAGGAGAAAGCAACATGTTAAAAAAGACTATTGCATTTACAGACTATAATGGCGTTGAACGCCAAAAAGACTTCTATTTCAATCTCACCAAGACCGAGGTAACCGAGATGGAGTTAAGTGAACAAGGTGGGTTGGTTAAGCACATTAAAGCGGTTATAGACTCTCAAGACTCACGAGAGATCTTCACCATCTTTAAGATGATTGTGCTTAAATCATATGGTGAAAAGTCGCCAGATGGACTTCGTTTTGTTAAGAGCGAAGAGCTGTCGACAGCCTTTTCTCAAACGGATGCGTTTGATGTTCTAATCATGAGTTTCTTTGAGGATGCAAATTTGGCATCGGAATTCATGAATGGCGTCATTCCAAAGGTACCAGCCGATCAGGCGAAGGAAATTTCAGATGCTGTTAACAAACAGAGTCTTCAAAATTTGAAATAAAAGATTAAGAGGCGAGAGAATGTTAAAAATTACAATTCCTGGTGAAGAACTGTGGGATGAAGAAAAGCAAATTTTTATTAATAAAGAAGATACAACATTAATGCTCGAACATTCTCTCGTCTCTGTCAGTAAATGGGAATCGGTTTGGAAAAAACCCTTTCTAACAAAAGAAAACAAAACAGACGAAGAAACACTCGATTACATAAGACATATGACAATTACGCAGAATGTAGATCCAATGTTGTATAGTAACATAAAACAGAACATCATAGATCAAGTTACAGAGTACATAAAAGATAGCATGACTGCGACAACATTTAGAGACGATAAGGGTGGAAATAGCAGGGAAATTGTTACTGCTGAACTTATATATTTTTGGATGATAAATTTCCAAATACCGTTTGAATGTCAAAAATGGCATTTAAATAAACTATTAACACTTATTCGTGTATGTACAATAAAGAGCCAAAAGACCACGAAGAGAAGTAGAAAAGATATTCTAAGACAAAACAAAGCCCTGAACGATGCAAGGAGAGCAAAGCTAAACACTAATGGTTAGGAGGAGTTATGGCAATAGTTTTTAAACAAATAGGTAGCTTCAAACAGACCAACGCTTTTCTTAATGCTTTAAAAGGGTCTAGTTTTAAAGATATATTAGAAAGGTATGGCGCTATTGGTGTAGAACAACTACAGTTGGTGACACCAGTCGATAGCGGTTTAACTCAAGCTTCTTGGTCATATGAAGTAAAGAGATCAAGATCTGGGTACACTCTTAGTTGGCATAACACGAATGTAGTTGGTGATATTCCAATAGTTATTCTTATTCAGTATGGTCATGGTACCAGAGGCGGTTCATATGTACAGGGACGAGATATTGTGAATCCCGCGATACAACCTATATTTGATAAGATTCTCGATGATATTCGGAAGGAGGTTAATTCCTTATGAGTAACACAATTGATAACAGAATTGTTCAAATGGATTTTCAGAACGAAAAATTTAGCAAAGGCGTTGATAACACTCTAAAGGACATATCTTCATTGAATAAGGGGTTAAATTTTGCCGATAGTACAAAAGGATTAGAGAACATCGATAGAGCCATAGGAAAAGTTAGTTTTGGTCCAATGGCACAGGCCCTTGAGGACATCAAAAGTAGATTTAGTATCATGGGTATTGCTGGTATTACTATTATCAGCAACATAACAACTAAATTGTTACAAATGGGCGAACAGTTGGTACGAACGTTTGCCATAGATCCAATAGCCAGTGGTTTTTCAGAGTATGAGTTAAAACTAAACAGTGTACAAACGATTATGGCTGGTACTGGTGAATCTCTACAGACAGTAACAGGATACCTAAATGAGTTGAACACTTACGCTGACAAAACCATTTATTCCTTCTCTGATATGACCACGAATATTGGTAAATTCACAAATGCTGGTATTTCATTAGATCAATCGGTAAAGGCAATTCAGGGTGTGGCCAATGTAGCGGCTGTATCTGGATCTAATGCTATGGAAGCATCACGAGCCATGTACAACTTTGCACAGGCATTATCGGCCGGTTACGTCAAACTAATCGACTGGAAGTCTATCGAGTTAGCTAACATGGGTACGGTTGAGTTTAAGCAACAACTAATCGACTCTGCGGTTGCCATAGGAACATTAACGGATGCTGGAGATGGATTATACTCGACTTTAGAAGGAAAAACATTATCAGCAACTCGAGGATTCAACGAAGCATTAACGGATCAGTGGTTATCAACAGAAGTATTGATTTCAACATTGAACAGATACTCTGACTCCGAAACGGAAATTGGTAAGAAAGCAATTGCTGCTGCTCAGGATGTAAAAACTTTCACTCAGTTGAATGATACACTGAAAGAAGCAGCACAATCCGGTTGGGCAGAGACCTGGGAACAAATAATTGGTAACTTCGACGAGGCCAAGGTTTTCATCACAGAGCTGAGTGATCTGTTCGGAGGACTTATTGGATCTAATGCAGATGCTAGGAATGCGATTATAAAGGTATGGAAAGACCTAGGTGGGCGAACAGCACTATTAGATGTTGTAAGAAACAGCCTGAATGGCATTCTATCTGTAATAAAACCTGTATCCGATGCAATGAAAGAGATCTTTCCTCCAATAACTGGAGAGCAGTTGGCTGCTTTATCGATCAGTTTAAAGAACATCTCAGAAAAATTCAAAATGGGAGCAGAACAGGCAGATAAGGTAAAAAGAGTGTTTAAGGGCTTTTTCGCGCTTCTTGACATAGGTAGAATGTTTGTTGTATCTATAGTCAAATCTCTCTTCGGTTTTTCTTCTGCAATAAAACCAATCACGTCCTATGTTGGTGATCTCGCTTTAAAGCTAGCAGACTATATAGTTGGACTAAGAGACACGATAAAGCGCACCGATGCTTTTACTGGAGCGATAAGACGAGGAGTACAGTTTATAGAGCCCTATATACAAATGATAAAGGACTTTGTTCTTGGTATTATTGAAACGACAAAGTCTATAAAGGGTTTTGATGGTTCTAAATTATCCGAATTCTTCAAACAACTTGGAGATAGGTTCAAACCACTAAAGGGCGTAATAACTATACTGGGTAAGATACTTGCTCTAACTGCACTAACAATACGAAAGATTGCGCCAATCTTCTCTAAATTGGGAAGTATAATCGGAGATAGTTTGAATGTGATTCTAGATAAGTTGTCAGACTTTATAGGTGACTTTGATCCGGAGAAAGCATTTGCCTTCTTAAACGAGGGTCTATTTGCTGCACTGTTACTTGGTTTACGGACCTTTTTAAATAAGGGATCTAGTGCCTTGGATAGCATTGCAGACATACTAGATGGTGTTGGTGATAGTTTAAAAGCTTGGCAGCAATCATTACAAGCAAAAACAATACTAAACATCGCTCTCGCTATTGGCGTTTTGGCGGTATCATTACTTTTGATATCATCTATAGAAACTGGAAAGTTACTATCAGCTATAGCGGCATTAACTACGTTGTTTGTAGAGTTATTCGGAGCCATGTCAGTATTCAGTAACTCATCTGGTGGTTTTGGTTTAGCCACCGCAGCGGGAAGTTTGATAGCTATATCTGGAGCACTTTTAATATTGTCTGGGGCTATATTCGTTTTGGCAAAACTTAATCCAGATGAACTTGTTAGGTCTATAGTTGGTATAACATTTCTTATGGCCGCAATGAAGAAAATGACAAACACCATGTCAAATCCTGGTGGCTTGATTAGTGCGGCTATTAGTATGGGCATAATTGCCACAAGTCTTCTCATCATGGCTCAGGCAGTTAAGAGTATGGGCAAGATGGACACTAAGACAATGATACAGGGGCTTTTGGGTATTGCGGCTCTACTAGCTGAAATGACTATATTTATGAAAGTTGCTGGCGACTCTAAATCTATGATTCTTATCTCAGTTGGAATGTTAGTATTAGCGAATGCGCTACTTGCACTAACTGGTGCTATATTCTTAATTGGTTCAATTCCACTCGAGAAATTAACACAAGGTTTGGTTGGAATAGCATCTGCTCTACTTATCATAGCAGGGGCAATGAATCTTATGCCACCCGATATGCTCGTTACTAGCGCAGCACTATTGGTTGTTTCTGGGGCACTTGTGATTCTAGCCATAGCATTGAAGACCCTTGGTGGATTATCTTGGGAACAACTTGCCATTGGTTTAGCTGCTGTTGCTGGTTCACTATTAATTCTTGGTGTTGCAATGAGTGCCATGACAGGATTAATTGGTGGTGCGGCATCATTAATTATAGCTGCGGGAGCTTTAGCGATATTAGCTGTAGCTTTGAAGACTCTAGGGGATATGTCTCTTGAAGAGATAGGACTAAGTTTGTTGGCAATCGTTGGCGTATTAACCGTATTAGGTGTTGCCGCAAGTTTACTTACTCCATTAATTCCTTCCTTATTGGGTCTTTCCGTGGCACTACTACTTATTGGTGTAGCATCATTGGCTGCTGGAGCAGGTGTATTAGCTTTATCTATTGGTTTAACTGCTATAGCTGCTGCTGGAGCTGCGGGTGTAACCTCGTTGGTTGCTATAATAACTGGTATTGTTAGTTTGTTGCCATTGATAGCAAAACAGCTAGGAAAAGCGCTCATATCTCTTATTGGAACTATAGCGGAAGGTGCGCCAGTTCTACTAGATGCAGTTGTCAAGATCTTATTGATGATTGTTGATGGGTTGGTCCAAGTTATACCAAAAGCTGTAGAAGCCATATTACTGTTAGTCAGCAAACTTATTGATGGTTTGGTTGAAGCTCTTCCTGATATAATTCAGGCTGGGTATGAAATTCTGTTGGCTCTTCTACAAGGAATAGAAGATAATATCGAGGATATTGTTATAGTTGTTATTGGTATTGTCGATACATTTCTTCGTATATGGGGACAAGAAACCCCAACTCTTGTGGATGCTGGATACGATGCTATTATTGCATTCATTGATGGGCTAGCAGATTCTGCTGAGGAAAACATTCCCAGATTATTAGAGTCGATGAGACATCTTGGTAAATCCATAGTCTCTGGCGTAATTAAAGGTTTGACCGAGGGTTCCGGCGAGTTATTTGCGGCTATATTCCAGCTAGGAAAAGATGTTATAGCTACATTTGCAGAATCAGTAGATAGTAATTCACCATCGAAAGAATTTGTAGCTCAGAGTGGATACATAATTGCCGGTCTTGTTGGTGGTCTGCATAAATTCGGAGGTAAGGTATATTCTGCCGTTACAGAGTTGGGTGATGGAACAAAGACGGCGTTTAGAAGCACAATATCCGATCTTGCTGAGTCAATAAATTCAGAAATGGATTTGAACCCATCAATACGTCCAGTTATGGACTTAACAGATGTTGTCAGTGGTTCTAATAAAATAGAATCAATTGTTAATGGGATTTCTCCCAGCATTGAAACTGGTGTAAAACAAGTAGGTGCCATTGCCGCATTACAAAGCAAGAATGTGGTTGGTTCCGAATTAACTAATTCGACTGGAGAGGTTATACCTGGAAGCAACATTAGCTTCACGCAATACAACACTTCTCCAAAAGAACTGAGTCGTATCGATATTTATAGAGCGACCAAAAATCAATTACGACAACTGAAAGGATTGGCAGGTGTTAAATGATAAAAACAATTAAGGTTACCAATTCTTACGGACAATCGTTGACATTTACGTTGAGGAGCCCAGAGAAATCTGGGTTCTTCATCAAAAGTGTAGATGGTCTTGATCCGGTCAAGGCTACGATAAACATGACGGAATCTTTATCGTTAGATGGTGGAAGATTCAATTCGGCAAGATTAAATACAAGAAACATTATTATGAGTATTGGTCTTCTTACGAATCCAACAATCGAAGACTCAAGGCACACTCTATATAAATATTTTCCTCTTAAAAACGAGGTTAAAGTGGTTGTTGAAACGGATACAAAAACGGTTCAAACATATGGACGAATCGAATCAAACGAAATAGATATATTTAGCAAAGAAGAATCAACGTTGATATCAATACTTTGTCCTGAATCGTTCTTCACCTCTCTAGAGGATCAGGTAATAAATTTTAGTAGCGTGGTTTCGTCATTCACTTTTCCATTCTCTAATGAGTCTCTTGTTGAAAAGCTAATCATATTTGGTAATTTATTAACCACTCCAACGAAGAATGTATATTACGATGGGGATGTTCCTGTAGGATTTCAAATGCATATTCTTATAAGTGGGGCTGTTGGTTCATTTACTATATATAAGCTTGAAACAGGAGATGTGATGTCTCTTGATGCTGATGTTATAGAGACACTAACTGGTTCTAGTCTTGATGCTGGTGATGAAGTTTATATTTCAACAATAAAGGGAAACAAACGAGCGTTACTATACAGAGATGGAAACGAAATAAACATACTAAACGCTCTCGGAAAAGATACAACATGGATGGAGTTGGATCGAGGAGATAATACTTTTTACTATTCAACAGATTATGGTGATAACAACCTCCAGTTTAGAATAGAGTACGAAGAGTTGTTCGAGGGTATATAAATGGAGATAACTGTTTTAGACACTAATTTTAGTAAAATAGAAATAGTTGATGCTCTTGATTCATTTATATGGACGGATCGATACTATCGTAGAGGAGATTTTGAGATAGCAAACAAGCCATCAATAAAACTCATTGAAAGCTTAAAAGAAGACTACTACCTAACGATACCGGACTCAATTCATACCATGATAATAGAATCTATCGAATTAAAAACTAACATCGAAACTGGGGATAAAATGCTTGTGTCTGGAAGATCTCTGGAGTCAATACTGGATCGAAGAATCTTAACAAAGCAGACAACATTAAGCGGTGGTTTTCAATCTGCAATACGCTCTTTGCTTTTAGATAACGTTATAGATCCAGAAGATCCAGATAGAAAGATTACTAATTTTATATTTAAAGAATCTTCCGATCCAGGAGTAGAGGCGTTATCTGTTGATGAACAATTTTTTGGAGACAACTTGTATGATGTTATCGAAGCTCTATGTACGTATAACGAGATTGGTTTTCAAGTTATATTAACAGAAGACAATGAGTTTGAGTTTTCTTTGTATAATGGAAAAGATCGTTCGTTTGATCAGGTTGATAACCCATTTGTATCATTTTCCCCAAGTCTGGACAACTTATCCAATACCACATATTACTATTCAAAGATACCAAGAAAGACAGCAACAATAGTTGGTGGTGAGGGAGAGGGAGCAGATCAAACGATACTTTCTGTTATGCTTCCTGGTGGTGGTGGAACAGGTCTCTCGAGAAGAGAAATGTATACCGACGCCAGCGATCTAGCAAGTTCAATTGATGGGGAAATACTTTCGGAAGAAGACTACCTGACACTTCTTACAAATAGAGGTATACGAGAGTTAACAGATAATCAAGCAGTATCAGCCTTTGACGGAAAGTTAGATCCAACAACAACATACGTATATGGTGTCGATTTCTTTATTGGTGATATAGTCCAAATGAAAAACGAATACAATTTGACTGGAAAAACTCGTGTAACAGAAGTTGTATTTTCTGAAAATATAGCTGGTAGGAGTGTATATCCTACTTTTGATTCAACAAAATAAATAATGAGGAGTTGATCTATGGCCATAACTTTTGGTTTTTATAACTCTGTAGCTGGAGATAGAGTATATGATGCAATTCAGTTATCGAGTTTATTTGATGGGGTTCTAATAGATGGAGTATTCGAGGACTTTGAAGATGCATTAGAAGTTAGCGAAAATTCTGGTATGGACATTAATGTCGCAAAGGGAAAAGCATGGTTTGATCATACATGGACCCTGAACGATGCAGTTTTGGTTTTAACTGTACCAGCAGCAGATATCATATATCCTAGATTGGATTATGTGGTTCTTGAGGTTGATGCTTCTGATTCCGTTCGAGAAAACACAATTAAAATTATATCTGGTGACCCGTATTCGGTTCCAGTTGAACCAGACTTAATTCAAACAGCGGAAGTTCATCAATATCCATTGGCTTTAATTGCAGTAGCAGCTAATGCAACAGAGATTTTAGATGCAGATATAACCAAGTTAGTTGGATCATATTTGTGTCCACACGTAACCTTTCCTAACTCTGGCGCGTCAACAGGTGGTGCTGCTGTGTTAGAAGTTCAAGTATTTTCATAAAGGAGACATATTATGTCCGCATATTCTAAGAGAAGGCTTTCTGGTTCTGTTGATGGAAAACAGATACTAATTGAGGAAACAGCTACACCAGGAACATTAATACACACCGCTGTGAGTGGTAGTGTTGATATGGACGAAGTTTGGTTATATGTTACAAATAATCATACGGACGCCATTTCATTAACATTGGAGTTTGGTGGGGTAACCGTTCCAAATGATCTAATTCAACTGTCCGTACCATCAAAGACTGGTTTATATTTAATAATCCCGGGATTCATATTAAATAATAGTCAGGTCGTTCGGGCCTTTGCTGACGTAGCCGATGTGGCTTGTATTTCCGGCTGGGTCAATAGAATCACAAACTAGACCATGACAGTTGGTGATGTTAAACGAGGCATAACACGGCTTCCCGGGCCAATAGACGATGTTGAACAATCCGTATATGTATCACCAGTATATGACATAGACTACCTAGTTGCTGCTGGTGGGGGAGGCGGTGCTGCTGGTTCTGGTGGCAATCCTCCATCATATGGGGCTGGTGGAGGTGGAGGTGGTGGTCTTTTAACGGGTACTATGTCCTTAACTATAGGAGAACTATATAATGCCGTAGTTGGTGATGGAGGACTAGTAGCACAAAAAGGAGAGGACAGTTCACTAGGAACAGTTGTTGCCGAAGGTGGTGGTAGAGGTGGTGCTAGTGGAAACACAAATTCTGCTGGATACCCCGGTGGCTCTGGCGGTGGTGGGGGAGCCATATATCCTGACGATGGAACTGGAAATCCCGGAGGTGCAGGCACCGTTGGGCAAGGTAATGATGGGGGTACTGCTGGTGAGTTATATTCTGCACCTGGTTTCTGGAATGGTGGGGGTGGAGGTGGAGCTGGAGCACAGGGTGCAAATGCTGGTTACTCCATACCAAGAGGTGCTAATGGTGGAGCTGGAGCTGTATCGAACATAACCGGAGTCAACGCTTACTATTGTGGTGGCGGTGGCGGTGGTTGTGGTGCTAATGAAGGAAATGGTGTAGGTGGCTCAGGTGGTTCTGGTGGTGGTGGAACAGGTGCTACCAACCTATTATCTGGAAAGAATGGTACAGCCAACAAAGGTGGGGGTGGTGGCGGCGGTTGCTCTGGTGGATCTGGCGTTGTTATATTAAGAATGTTGACTGAGGATTATTCTGGTTTAGTTACGGGTTCTCCTACAGTAACCGTTGACGGTGACTATACA